CATGAGCAGTTAGAGAAGCACGTACACGAAGAAGAATTAAAAGCTAGGAAGTCGCGTGACCCTGAGTTATCTGTAAATCAGGAAGCATTTAACAGGGTTATGGCAGTAAAGGAAATGAATAGATTAGAAACAGAGTTACGCGAAACCCTCGTATATTCTGCACCAAAAGAGCTTGGCGCAATTTGGACAGCTTTTGAAGCAATGCGTGATAGGGTGAAAGCAGAAAGAGCGGAGGTTCAGCGTCAGGAATTACTAAAGCAACAGGCGGCAGTATGGCGACGGGCAAGTATAAGAAAAAAAATCGCGGAACAGATGACATCAATAATCGCGGTCGTGTTCATAATGTTATGGTTCCTATGGCTAATGATACTGATTCGAACGAGCCACACATACCGTGGAGTTTACTCGTCACCGTCCTTGTTCTGTGTCTTGTGTTAGTAATTGCTCTACCAATTATGGGCATCATGTATATGGACATGAACAACGCCACGATTGCAGCGATGCAAGAAGTAAAGAAGATGCGTGAGTTACGCGCCAAGATAATGATGGAAATGCAGGGGGAACAATGACAATGCAAGATATTTTAAAAGCCGTGTTGCCTATTCTTGTTGCTGCTATTGGTTGGCTGCTTGGTGAGGTTGGTTCTTTTAACACACGCTTGACTAAGATTGAAGGGTCAATGCCAGCTTTGATTACTGAACAAGGTATTCCAACTGACAGCCCTATTTCAGCCGAGCGTCGCCATGCCATGAAAGAAGAAATTTACAAAGAAATCCATGACTTACAGGTTCGCGTTAAGTTAATGGAAGAAAGGTCTAAAAAATAATGCTGACATTACTTTCAACGCTTGTATCTTTCTTGATGGGTGGCTTGCCAAAGATACTAGATTTCTTCCAAGACAAATCAGACAAGTCACATGAGTTAAAGCTGGCTCAAATGCAGACTGAACGTGAGCTACAACTAGCCGCCGCAGGATATGCAGCCCAGCAACAGATAGAAGCTATCAAGTTAGATGAGATAAAGACTCAGACAGCATCTGCGGAGAAAGTATCGTTAATCGGCGCACAACAAGAGGAGATGAATGCTATATACACGCATGACGCATCTCTCTCTGAGGGTACATCTACGTGGATGAAAGACTTACGGGCTAGTGTGCGCCCTGTTATTACCTACGGGTTCTTCTTCTTGTTGGTAGCTATAGATGCAACGCTGGCTTACAAAGGTATAACTAGCGGCGTGGACTTTAATACATTAGCTGATCAGCTTTGGGATGATGAAACGCAAGCATTGTTTGCTGCAATTATCAGTTTTCACTTTGGTGGCAGGGCGTTTGGGAAATGATCAGCCCAAAGGCGCTAAAGATGATTGCCCATCACGAGGGCATCAGATTAAAGCCGTATCAATGTCCAGCTAAGTTATGGACAATAGGTGTGGGTCATGTGATTGATCCAAACCACGGCAGGCTAAAGATTGAAGACAGGGTAGGATTACCTTGTCCGGCAGGATGGAACAAGACATTTACGATGGAAGAAGTTGATGCCATACTTGCTAAAGACCTTGAGCGATTTGAGAATGGAGTTCTTAAATACTGTCCTACTGCTCGCGGTAAGCAAGGCTGGATGGACGCTTTGGTCAGCTTTAGTTTTAATGTAGGACTGGGTACGTTACAGCGCAGCACTTTACGGCAAAAGCACAATAGAGGAGACTATGTGGGTGCAGCCGAGGAGTTTTTGAAGTATACGAAAGCTGGCGGGAAGGTACTCAAAGGACTGGTTAATCGGCGCAATGATGAGCGCGCTTTGTACTTGGGTGGATAAGAATGCCATTACAGAAATTACAACTGCGTCCAGGCGTCAACAGGGAAGGCACTACTCTTGCTAATGAGGGTGGTTGGTTTGAGTGCGATAAAGTCAGGTTTCGTTCTGGCTATCCCCAGAAAATCGGCGGATGGACTCCTATCTCCAGTAATACATATCTTGGTACAGCTCGTTCACTATGGAACTGGGTAACCCTGCGCGGGTACAACCTATTGGGTGTAGGCACAAACGTCAAATATTATGTTGAGAGCGGCGGTGTTTATAACGACATCACGCCTATTCGCAAAGTATCAGTGCTGACTAATCCATTTACTACGATTAATGGATCTACTACAGTAACTGTGACTGATGCTGGTCACGGCGGGATTAATGGTGACTACGTTACATTTGTTGGAGCTGGTGCTGTAGCTGGGTTGGATCTTAACAATGAATACGTGATGTTCAATGTTGACACTAACTCGTACCAAATTACTGCTGCCACTGCGGCAAACGCATCTACTACCGGCGGCGGAACCGTAACGGCTTCCTATCAGATCAACATTGGTCTAGCCACGTTTGGTTATTTAACTGGCTGGGGCGCAGGTCTGTATAGCGGTTTTGTATACGGTACTGCTCAGACTAAATTAAGTCTTGCTCTTAATTCAAGCAATTCAACTATTGCTGTTACATCCACCACAGGGTTTGCTAATGCTACTGGCACCCTGATGATTGGTAACAATGAATTAGCAACGTACACCGGTAATACTGCCGTTTCATTTACTGGTGCTACTCGTGGCGCTAGTGGAACTATTGGCGTTGCTCATGCAGCAAACACGGCTGTATACAACGCGGCTACGTTTACTGGCTGGGGTCAGTCTGCCGCTTACGGTATTGCACAGCAACCGCGTATATGGTCAGAGACTAACTACGGTGAGTACCTGATTATTAATCCTCGCGGCGGGGCACTATATTTATGGGTTCCAGACTACAGTGGATCTGGGAACTTGCAGTTTGCTGACAGAGCAAAGTTACTTTCTTCTAATGGTTCTGGCGTATACGATACAGATGTAAATTGTCCATCTGTTTGTAACTTTGTCATGGTGTCAGATGCGTCGCGGTTTGTACTTACGTTTGGCGTTAATGATTACGGCGAAACAATCCAAGATCCTTTATTGATTCGTTGGTCTGCGCAGGAAGATTATCAAACGTGGACGCCAGCCATTACCAATCAGGCTGGCAGCTATCGTTTGTCTAGCGGCTCTACTATTATTACTGCCCAGCAGACTCGCCAAGAGATTTTAGTATTTACAGATGCTGCGCTGTTTTCTATGCAGTATCTTGGCCCACCGTATGTGTGGGGATTCAACATCCTGTCGGACAATATATCTATTGCTGGCCCGAACGCGGTAGCAACAGCTAACAACTTAACTTACTGGATGGGCGTGGATAAGTTCTACGTCTATACCGGTCGCGTGGAAACCTTACCTTGTTCCTTACGTCAATACGTCTTTGGCGACATTAACTTGCAGCAAAGCTATCAATTCTTTGCTGGCACAAATGAAGGATTCAGTGAGGTTTGGTGGTACTACTGCTCGGCTAACTCATCGGTTATTGACCGCTATGTGATCTACAATTATTTGGATCAGGTCTGGTATTACGGTACTTTAGGTAGGACTGCATGGTCTGACAGCCCGCTGCGTGAGTATCCTATGGCAGCTACGTACAGCCAGACAATTGTCTATCACGAGAGTGGCACAAACAATGTGGAAGTAAACGGTACGGTTCTTCCTATTACATCGTACATACAGTCATCTGACTTTGATATTGGTGATGGTCACAACTTTGGTTTTGTTTGGAGAATGATTCCTGACATTACGTTTGACGGATCTACTACGTCTGCCCCTGATAAGCCGCAGGTAACCTTTAGCGTTCGTCCCCGTCAAAATCCTGGTGCGCCTTACGGCACGGCAGATACGCCAACAGTACAATCAGCACAGTCCTACAACACGGTCAAGAACTACAACGTACAGGAATTTACTCAGATTGTTTATACAAGACTGCGTGGTCGCCAAATGGCTTTCAAGATCAGTTCAGATCAGTTGGGATGCCAATGGCAATTAGGCGCACCACGTATTGACGTTAGGTCGGATGGACGTAGATGACCACACAGATTGTTACTACAGAGGTTTTGGATCTTGCTCGGACTAAAGCTCCGGCACTTCCTATTGCGCCAGTAGATTACAACCGCCAGTATCAGGATCAGCTTAATAACGTCTTACGTCTGTACTTCTCTCAGATAGATAACCTGATAGGTCAGTTAAGCTCAAACAATTCTGTTACTACAGCTAACTTGCGGGTTCCTTATGGAGCATTCTCCAGCAACCTTACGCAAACAACAACAGCTAATACCGCAACATTGATGACAATGAACACGACGGATTTTGCAAGCAACGTCACGTTGAATTCGTCAAACATTACAGTAGAGTTTGCTGGAATATACAACTTGCAGTTTAGTGCGCAGTTAGAAAACTCTGCAAATCAGCCGGAAGATGTATATATATGGTTACATCAAAACGGTGTATCTATTCCTGGTTCTACTGGTGTAGTTGGTATGCAAGCTAGGAAAAACCCTGGCGATCCAGCCCATGACATTAAAGGATGGAACTACTTTTTATCCATGAATGCTAGGGATAACGTATCTATCTTTTGGTCAACTACAAATGCTAATGTAACCGTACCTTTTTATGCTGCTTCGGGCAGCCCAACCAAGCCAGCTACTCAATCAGTGGTGACTACGCTTACCTTTGTTTCAGCGTTACCCACATGATACTATTGACAAAATTTTTCAAAGGTGCGTTATGAGCCTGCATACCCTAGCTAACCATCTTCAAACCGCTGGTCGCGGTGATGACAAGATGCTCGTCCACATGACTCCACGCGAGGTACATGGACTGCAATCTTTAGCCATAGCGCACGGTGGGTCACTGACTATCAACCCTGAGACTGGATTACCAGAAGCAGGCTTCCTGTCTAGCATTCTTCCTATGGTGGCTGGTGCTGCACTAGCTGCTACCGGCGTTGGCGCTCCTGCGGCAGCATTGATGGTAGGTGGTGCAGGTGCTGTAGCTACAGGCAGCCTTAGTAAAGGCTTGATGATGGGCTTGGGTGCCTACGGTGGTGCTGGTCTAGGTGCTAGTTTGGCAGGTGGTGCTGCTTCATCATTAGCTAGTGGGGCACAATCAGTAGCTCCGCAGTTTGCTCAAATGGGTGCGCCTGCTGCAAGCGTAGCTCCTAATGCTTATACGGCTTTAACTACTCCATTAACAAATACAGCAGGTGCGTTTAATCCAGCAGGAAATTTTGCTGGTATAGCTGGTACAAATGTTGCAACTATGCCTAATGCTATTAACCCAGCATTACCAAATGCAACACAGGTTGCACAAGCGCCTCTTGTTTCTACTCCTAATGCTCCAAATATGTCGATGGCTCAGGCACCAGCGCCATCTGTATTTGACAAAATAAAAAGTATTCCGGGCAAAGCATACGATCTTTTATCGGGTTCTGGCCCAGAAGCAGATAAAGCTCGTGAAGATTTTTTAAAGGAAAACAAAAGAAATCTTTTAGCTGGTGGTATATCTGCGCTTTCGTTGTCTCGTGATGATCCTAGATCTGCTCCGCGTGAAGCACCAGCTCAAGAATTTAATCCATACTATCGTGCATCTACAGGACAGTACACCGCAGGCCCAATGACTGGTAAGAGCAGCGAGCGCGCATATTCTTTCTATGCAGACGGCGGTGTTACAGGTCAGCCTAGCTCACAAGTAAAGCAGCCCGTAGAACAAATGTCACAAGAGAATTCTGTAGGCGCTAACACTAACTATCCAATGGCTAACAGTAAACCTTTTGGTTATGCTGTACCTAAGAACTATCCTATATCCCAGAACGTATTCCAACCTGAAAGCTACGAGCGCGTAGACCCCTACACTGGTGAGCAAAAACTTGCTGGCGGTGGTCTGGCAACTTTGCATTTCAAATCAGGCGGTGCGTTTATATCTAAACTTGCGCCTGTAAAAGCTCCTACCAAAGCTACGCCTAAGTTGGCAGATACCAAGAAATTGGAAGCTGAAATTGGCAAACTAAAATCGTATGGATCATCTGAAGAACAAACA